GCGATGAGCTTTGCGGTATGCGTTACCCGATGCCAAAATGAGGGCTTCGCTTTCAGCACTTTAATTTCAGAATTCTGCTGTGCAATTATGGCCGCGTCGGACGTTCGGTTGGCGGTGCAGGCATCCATACGCCCGCATATAAGCGTTGTACGCGAGACGTTGTTCCTCTGTCTTTGCCATAGTTTTTTTCTCCTGTAAAGAACGTGGGGGTGAGATTACAGGTCTCACCCCGCACTGCCCTGGGTAATTAATCCAGAGATTATTGTGGATGTTAAATCCTTTAGAATCAGGAGGTTCCGCCAGTTACAGTCACGATCAACTCAGCGTCAATCGTATCGATGTAAGTTTCATCCATAACAGTGTTCGTGTCGACCAGACTCTGACCTTCTTTATTCCCGAAAGTCGGAAGTTGGAAGTACAGGATTACCTGACCTGGAAAGTGTCCGCGAACCGTCCACGGGTTGTTATCCGTGTCATCGACTGTGGCCGAAGCCATATCGGACGCAAAGCCCGCGTAAGCCTTCGCGCCTAGTACATTCGCACCACCGAATGGATTCGGTTTGTACCAAGACGGCAGAGTCTCTACCCCATAACCTGTCGATGCTGGGGCCGCTGCAAGAACAATCGCATTCGATGGACCGCCGACGCTACCGCCGCCGCCAATCGCGGGCATGGTGATAACCTCAGTCGTGGATAGTGTAACCGCGCCTGTGCTAGCGAGTGCGCGACCGTTCAACGTTCCGCCGCCTAGGGTGATGCTAGCGAGAGCGAGAATGTTGCCAACCGTAACCGAGCCTGGCCCGATAGAGGTAAACGATGAACCGTTGACCCAATAAACGTTGGCCGCTTGTGCACCGTTGACCAAGAGCATCGTTCCAGCGACAGCCTGGGTGATCGTCGATGCGGTAGCGTAGAACACGAAGATCGCCGCAGGATTACCCTGAGCGTCGAGTGTGACGGGGGTGTTAATCGCGATGGAACTCGGACTGACATACACGCCAGCCGTATAAGTGCCGTTTGCGGAACCGACGCTGTGCTGTGTGCCAAGAGCGCCGATATCGCCTGTCGTGAGGACCAGAGTGGTGGGCAACCCTTCGAAATACGACAGGGCAGCCGTCAAATCGGTCTGTGCCTGTAACGCCGCCGTGTCGGCGTAGTGGAAGACGCCGCCTGTCAATGTCGAAGGCGGGAAGTTCGTGACGCTCGAAGCGTTATCGGGATAGATGCCGATGTTTCCGCCTGAAACGGGAGAACCCGCGCCTGTGGAACCTGTGACTGCACTATACGCGAGGATGGCAAAGTTCTGAGCCGTCAGGAGATGGTTCGGGGGAGCGGGGACAGGAGCGGTGCCAGGGACAACAACGCCCGCGTCATCAATCGCGAGAGCCGTAACAGCAACGGAACTCCCGATAGCAATACTCACCGCGTATTGCGCAACGCCCCGCGTGCCCGCGACAGCGGGAACAACCTGTACGACGCCCGTGCCAGTGAGTTCAACTGCCGTAGCGACTCCGAGGCCAGTTGTTGGATTTGGATCAGCCATAATATCTCATTTCTGCGGCAGTGCCGCTACATCTTGCCCGTCATCGAGTCTTCGTAGGACAGGGATTTGTTGCGAAGGTAACTTCGGGGCATTTCGTAATTCCCTCGGCACCCACTCTTCCGTCAACTGATTTGGGTGGAAGTTCTGTCCACCTACGCGCTTTGATGAACCGCCCATAGATCCTCCAAGAAAAGAAGTCGGGCTCCGTAGAGCCCGCTTCGAGTTAGTCCGGTTACGGGATGACGGAGACCACGACCTGTGCATAGATCATCATGATCGGAGTCTGTTCGGGGGTATTGTACCCGTCGTTGTCGCCCAGCGTGTTGTCGAAAGTCGGGAACTGCGCTTCCACAACGCACTGTCCAACGGCGTTAGCAGTCACAACCACGTCCGCGTCATAGGTGCCATAACCAGCACCCAGAGTTACCACAGCGGCGTTGTACTGCTTGCCCGCGATGCTTCCGTTGTTCGGACGGTACCAACCCTCGGCAGCGTTCGACAGGGGAGCGCAATACGCTTCCCACACAACATCAGCAACGTTGTATCCGCCGTTGACGATGGTGGTGTCAGCAACGTCCTTCAGAATAGCAACCAACTCTGCCGCAGAGCTATACTTCACTCCGTTGACAGTCGCACCGCTCAGACTCAGAGTCAGAGCGTATTGTGCGCAAGGATGGTTAACGCTAGGTACTGCGCCAGAACCTTGACCCTGGGGGAATCCACTGGTTGCGCCAAAAGCATCGTTGGTAGGAGCGCCAGTAAGTCCGCCTGCGGGGGTGACGTTCGGTCCAGAGATCTGGACATAGGCTGCGACACCGAGTCCAGTTGTTGGATTAGAACTAGGCATAGATTATTCCTTTTCTGGCATTGACAACTGATGCCGCCTGTGCTAATCTAGGATCATGAAGAAACTAAACTTGACAGGCAAAATCCTTGACTCTGGCGTGGTTGTCGTAGCGCCAGCAGGCGTTTCCGTTCATGGCAAAAGCCTATGGAAATGCAAGTGCTTCTGTGAAAAGGAGTTTGTAGCACTTGGCTCTGAACTCCGTAGTGGACACACGATGAGTTGTGGGTGCTACTCCAGAAGTGGAACTTTCGTAACCAAACATGGTCACCGCAGTGTCACGAAGGGGAGTAAAAAGCAATCCGCTTTGTATACGCTGTGGATCAATCTAAGAGCACGATGTCAAAATCCGCAGCATCCTCGTTTTGAGGATTACGGCGGTCGTGGCATTACCTTCAATCCGGAATGGGATGACTTTCAAACTTTCCTATACGATATCGAAACCTCTATCGGACCAAAACCGCCCTTAGTATTTGGCTATGAGCGGTATTGGTCGATAGACAGAATCAACAACGACAAAAGTTACGCCATGGATAACCTTCGATGGGCGAACCCCATCACACAGAATAACAATCGTCGGCAACGCCGTTGGCACAAACGACCAGAAGGGTTAGTGAAATGCTAACCCTCTAAGTCGTTTAGAATCAACTTATTGCGCTGGCCGCGTCTATTTCTCTGATGCGGATCGTGGTGTCAGGACCCAGACTCGTGGTGAAGTGCACGCGATAGCTCGTCCATCCGGGGATCAGCCCTTCAGGATCGGCTACTGTCGGTGCGGCGTTCTGCACGACGTTGCACTTGATGTTCTGCCACTGACCTTCACCGAACGAGGTATCGTTCTGTGCTCCGAGGTTGATGGAGAAGATACCATCTTGCCCGAAGATGTAGGTCCGAAGCGCGGTCAACCCTGTCACACCCTGATAGTTCGCGGTCTGGGTGACGAGGTTGGTCTGGAAGAACCGCACGCCTGAAGAAGGCAACTCAATGCTATCTTCGAGGTCGGTGCTGATCAGGTCTTCCATAGTCATCTGACCCTGAGCGGTGTGCTTCAGGATGTCGATGGGGGAATCGTTCGAGTTGTCAGCCAACACGTCGCCGAGGGCGAACGGGTGGATGACGCCTACGAACATATCCTTCGCGAAAGGCTTCACGGAACGGCCAGCCAGCGACTGGACGCTGTTTCTGATTTGGCTCAGAGACAACGCAGTGAAGCTAGCAGTGGTCGTCGCAGCCAACTCGATCAGGACGCTGGAGTCGATGCTGTTCGCACCGTCTGCAGTCGCACGGACCAGAGCCGACAGGGACTCGCCCAACTGATACGACAGTTCCTTCGCGACATTTTCTACCGTATTATCGATAGCTGTCGCAAGACTCAGCGAACTGAAGTTCGCGTAATCTGCATATTCACCGATGGTAGCAGTCGTGTTCAGAACGTTAACGCTCAACGAACTTCCCACCGTACCTTCAGTCGTCTGAGTAGTCAGAGCGGCTAATGGGACGTACATAAACATCTCATACTGGTTACCCGAGTTCTTCGGGAGGTCGAGACGCTGAGAACAGCGGACGAACGGGGTCTGTGCCTTCAAATTCTCACGGAACCGTTTCAGGTTCTTGTTACGCTGGAAAGCTTCAGCGGGCTACGCATTTCTGCTAGCCTCATACGGTTTTGATTCCCGTATGCTCGGACTATCGCATCACTTTAAGATAGGCGGCAACATTTTCGAGAAGGGTTGGATAATTCTCCATCACTCCTACAATCATGTTGCAGTACCAGTGAGTCAAACTACGAACCTTGTTGGTTTCGTGGTTGTGCTCAACTTGACAATCCCGGTCCAAGACATCGGGAAGCGGTTGGTGACAAACGGCACAAAGTCCCGTCTGTTCATCCCACATCCTCTGCTTATCCTCGATTGTCATATCGTACTTCCGACGCAGATGACGGTTTGCCTCAGCACGCTTATAATCAGGTTTTTGACGATAGGTGCGTTGGTATTCAGCCATTTTAGGGCGGTTCTTATCGAGCCACGCTTTTCGTTGTTCGGAAGTTTGCATAAAGTGTTCTCTTATTTAGTCTCTCACGGTGCCCGACTTTTGTCAAGTCTGCTTCCGCCTTGTTGGCATTTCAGCGTTCAAGTCAATTAAAGAGAATTTTACTACGACAAACGGTTAGATATCGTAGTACTTCACTGTGCTCTGGGGCAAGTTACTAAGCTGATTTCCAGCGGGAGAAAAACTCATAACTAGTTACCTTGACGTTGTCGCACCGCCCGACGCTGGTCTGCTTCTTGCTGAAGCTTATCAACGTTCGGAAGGAATGTCGGGTCAGACTTGGCCCTAGTTCCATATTCAGTGGCGGACATTTTGTCAACTTCTGCCAGGGTCAGGGTTCGCACGCTCACGGATGATGCTCCGTTGGATGAAGAGACTCGCTCATTCAATCCTGAGGGGACCTGAGATCTGGCGTTTTGTACCGACGGAGCTTCGCTAGTAATTCGACTAGCTGCTGCCGTGGGAACCTGCGGTTTCGGTTCCGATTCTATTCTCGCGACCACTGGTACGGTCGCGATAGCCTGTGATGGTTGGACAACCATAGCGGGAGTCTGCAATACGGCAGTTCTCGCAAAGGCGATTTCGAAATTGTCGGTGGTTGGCGCGAGATCTCTCTCTTGCATCCACGACGTAATAACTACACGGTTTGATTCAATATCGTTGAAACCGTTTCCTACGCGGTCTAAAAATTCGTCGAAGTTGCGACGTACTTCATTCTCCATCAACAACCTCTGGGCTCGATTCAGGGTATCTGACAGAACCTCAGGTGTTGCTCCGTACGTGGCTTCGGCCAACTTGTTCTTGGCGTCCTCCATCTTCGCAGGGTCTTGAAGATCCTGCTGTAATTGGAACCGTTCGTCGACCGACAGATGCTTCGGCTTAAACCCCTCGAAGTTCTTAGGAAGACGGGCCGCGCTCGCGGGTACGTCCGCCTCGGGAGTCAGTCCCAAGCGTGCGTCACGCGAGAGCTTCTTCATCTGGCGCAGGATCGAGGTGTTCTGATCGGTGAACTTCTGGATCAACTCTTCCTGGGTTTTATAGATAATAACTTGTCTGCCGCCGAGAGGGATGTTGTTCTCGTCCGTCGGTTGCCACTCGTACCGCTGTTCAGTCAGTGCGGCTGGTGCCACGACTACTGGCGCTACGGGTTCCACGACGGGAACCACGGCCACGGGCTCAAGCGGAGCCATCGGCGTCCCTGGTACTACGGTCATCCCCGTCTCGGGGTCGATCATATCAGGCGTGGTCATGGGCTGCGGGCTCATGGCGTCAACCGCCTTGATGAACTCTGGGTCTCGTAAGTTCGCCGAGTACTCGCTGGCGGACATCGCGTCAATCTGGGTTACGGTATATGGCATTGCTCCTCCTAAAATAGATCCTGCCCATCGAACTCGGGCGGGTAGTACGGTCGTTCTGGATCGCTGATCGAACCGACGGTCGAGGCCTCACTACTCGCAAGGGTGATCTCTTCCTTGATCCGCTGCAGTAGTCCTGCGTAAAACATTCCCGCAGCCTTTGCCAGACTGTGGTTAGACAGAACTTCCTGTGGATTAGAAGCGTCCGTGTTGATCAACTTTTGGTTGAGTAATCGGAGTTCATCCTCACAAAGCCTTTGAACAATCACAAATCCTTCGGTGTGGATATATCCCGCGACGACTATCCTCTGACGCGGATCCAAAACCGTAAGTGGTTTCAAGCCATCCTTGGCGAGGTCAAATACTTCCTCCATATCCCCTCCTTACCTTTTGAAACATAGTCAACGCCGTATCTTGCTATCTGGCGTTTCAGAATCGTCTCGGGACTCAACCTCTTTCCTAATCTTGCGTTAGCGATTTTTCTACGGGTTTCTACGGATCGAGGATGTCCTGTTCGGTTCTTTCCTCGCAACCCTAACGCGATGTGTCGGCAGTGTTCTTTTGATAACACCCTACCTACCGACTGGCGCGATTGATTCTGCCTGGTAACTTCCGAGTGATGATATCCCGTGATCCCCTCTCCGCCGTCGGTGAGGTTATATCCAAACGAAGGGTTGTTAGCCTTAAGAGCAGCAATGAATACCATCTCTACAAAACCATCCAATTCCTCAATCTCGCATAAGAATTCACGGATGAAAGATTCGATTCCATATTTACGAATTGCCCTGGCGAACAGAGTTGGTGATCCCTTACGGGCATTGCACGTATGAACATTGTGACGAACTCTCGGATTAACCGTCTTGCCTACATACACCTTTCCGTTGATGCGGTTAGTGTATTTGTATATAGTTGTCATAGTCTCTCCTCGAAAGAGACGGGGCGAGTGTTCGAGGCACTCGCCCTATCGAATTTGCCACCCACCTCACGGTCACGGTGGCCCGTGGTCGGTTTATACTCCCGACAGAGAACGGTTACTCTACGGTCGGCATCTGCCCTTCCAGACCTGTCTGGGATGGAGTGCCGTTCACGGTCTCGCTCATGCCGCTCGCTTTCGCAGCTTCACGAGTGATATCCCGTTTGATTCGGTTGTTGCTGGCTTGGTCTTCCAACTGTTGTTTCTGAACAAACTTCTGTTGGTCGCCCTGCTGCTTGGCCTGCATCGCCCCCTGCTGGAGGGCCGCTTTGGAATTCGCCTTCTGGCGAGCGATCATATCGGGCGTCATCGCCTTGATGATGTCGTTCTTGTTCTTCCACTCACTAGCTTCCATCCACATCGCGATAATCGGCTTGAAGTCGATGTACTCTTGGTTGATCTCGGCCAACGATTGCTGAATCTGCGGGTTGTCCAGGATCTGCGTGAGCATGACCATAGACTGGGCCATCGTCCGCTTCGCAGCGAGCGACGATCCTGCAAGAATCTCATACTCAATCTGTGCATCGTAAAACTCCTGAAGGCTAAGATCCTTCAAGAAGTCCTCACCCATTTCCTTACCGAGGATATGGTTGATGGCAGCGCCCGACATCACCGTGAACACCAGCATGTCGATGACGCCGATGAACGGTTTGAATACCTGATCGATGAAGTTGTCCAGAGGGCCGTCAAGGCGGGTTGCGGACGCGCCTGCCATAAGGTTTGCGCCTGCCGCCGAGCGTCCCATACCTGCCCGTGGGCCAGCGGAACTCCCCTGAACCAACGTCTGGTCTGCACCCGAGGAAGATTCGGTCGCCGACTCGTTCTCCTTCATCGCCGACCAGATATCGGGCGGGACTTTCGGAGATTCGAGCAACCTGTACGATTTCTCAGTGTCGGTCACGCTCAGGATCTTACCAATGCCTGTGCGGATCGTTTGCGTCGGGGCGTTGTCGTCCCTGTTGCGCAGATATATTGGATTGACGCCGTATGACAGGATCTTCAGAATTGAGTTAATCGTGCCTTGGTCGACACGTTGATTCTGTCCGACAATCAATCCCAGACCCATACCGTAGAACGCCCGAGGGCGATTCCACCAGTTGGATGACAAGAACGGGATCTTTTTGAACTCGTTGACGCCTGTGTAGACGACCTTCTCCTTATTGAGGACGATGATCTTGCGACCGCTGTCCCAATACTCCATGAGTTCGAGCTTCGTGCGTCGGGGGTCAGGGCTCGTCTGAGCGTTGACTTCCTCGGCATGGAATACCACACCACGCACCTGAGTCGTCATGTCCAGATCTTGTAGCTGTTGGCCAGGCTGGCCGTCCCACATTGACGCAATCTGTGCGTCAGTCGGGAACTTCCAACCGTCGATAGCCACGCCTTCTTCGCCGTCCTGGATCGCACCCGTGATGTTTTTCTTCAAATCCGTGAACTGATACCAGTCCATGTATCGGATGTCGATGACCCATCGTGCTTCGCGAATGTCCGAGACCTCTAACTGCGGGTCGAGGAGAACACGATTGAGCGGACGATGCTCGAAGAACGGCATTGGCACGATCTGTACCGACCGCTCGATATTCGGCGGATCGTCTGTCGGGAACTCTTTGCGGGTCGTCGAACCATCTGGATTTGGGAGATCGACGTGTCTCGTGGTCGCGGAACGTTTGAGCGTCACGATCTCTTGCCAGTCGTATCCCCACTTGAAGATACCTGTGCCTAGGTGGGCCATCTGTTCCAGGCCCCACTTCACATGGTTCTTGAACTTGCATTCGTCCAGGATATAGGAATACAACGCCGTCTTGGCGTCGACGACCTTCTGGGACGTGCCTGGTCTTGGCCGAAGTAGCATCGGCGGATCGGCGTAGAACAAGCCTTTGTATAGTTGCGGCACAATCGCGTTGCAAACCTTCGCGACGGTGAACCGCTGGACGTTCGGTTCGAGTACGTCATTATGTTACTCGCCTTGCGGCGGGATGAATCATTTCTGTTCATCTCTTACGGTTTTGATTCCCGTAATGATCGGACTATCGCATCATCCCAAAGGATGTCTTCTTGTTTAGTCTCTACTGCTGCCCGCTTTCGCTGCTTGCAGTCTGTTCCCGTTTCAGGGTTCAGCTTGATTAAAGAAGATTCGCATTCTCACCTTTCAGTGAGGTGCCCCCGTTATGTTAAGGTATTCTCGTAAACCGTCATCGGTCGTGGCGACTGAAACAAAATATCTGCGTCTCGCCAAAGAAGTGTCCCATTATCAACAACTTACATAAAACTCTTTCGCGTTATGTTCGTTATCAATGTTGTTACTGCTTTCGCAGGGTTAGGCATTTCTGCTAACCTCATACGGTTTCTATTCCCGTATAGTTCGGACTATTGCATCACCTTGCGGTGCCCTCTCGCTTAGTCTCTCACGGTCCCGCTAGGGTTCCGCCTCGTTGTCATTTCAGATTTCGAGTCAATCAGAGTGGGTTTATAGACGGCAGATTTTGTTTACTGTCTGTTTTGGATAAACGCTTTGGCAAGCTCGGCACTTCTGCAAACGAGGGTGAGCTCTTTATCTATTGGTAGATCGCCCGTCTGGTTGTTCTTGAAATCCCTAGGATCTAGGTTTCCGTTTGGGTCACCATCACGAATGACGGCGTCCATAACACCTAATGAATTATCAGGCATTGACCCTCGCTTTCAGTTTTGCCCACCGTGCCTTACTATTCTCGCTGATCTTACGCAAATGTTCAGGAGACCGTGGTGGTTTTTTACACCCTTTCTGCCCTATTTTCAGAGCAGCGATGTGTTCAGGCGTTAAAGTTTTACCCTTTTGAGTAGCGCTAATCTTGTCGCCCCAAGTTACATTACGCCCAGTCATTACTTCTTTCATGTGTGCTTTTTCAGCCTCCGTATGGGGACGTTTCGTTCCAAGCCGTCCTCCACCACCTGCGGTAATGTTGTATCCGATTTCTGGATTCTGGGTTTCGAGAGTCCGAATAAAAAAGATTTCTAGAGCGTCCATTTGGTCTTTATCAACCGCTCTAACCAAAGATTTTATGGAGAATGCTTCAGGTCCGTATTTGCGAATCGCCCGATAAAGATAAGTCTTATTGCCGCTATTCGCTAGGGCGTGGCGTACATTATATCGCAGGTACGCCTGCAAGTCGTCCTTAGAATGCATCCCGATATAAATCTTGTCATTCGCCGTGTTGGATATGGCGTAAACCTGCATAGGCTTTTCTCCCCCATTTTAAGTTTAGCACAAGAGGCCGATTTTGTCAACGTCGAGTCTTGTTTCTCATTGAAATAAATCCGCTAGAGGATCGTGAAACTCGCCAAGACCTATACCTGTGGGCATCGGTTCACCTGACTGGTCAGGGAATCCCGAAGCCAACGCCGCAAACTGCGACTGGTCTATTGCCTTACCCTCGTAAACTTGTTTGTATGCCGCCTGCTGCTTGGGATCGAAGTACTGATCCTGAGCCGCCGAAACCTTCGCCTCATTCTCCGCGTATGCGCAGAACTGTTTTACGAGGATAGCCAGCGCATCCACGATATCATCGTGCATTGATGCGGCGGTACCGAACTTCGACAACTCGTCGTAGAGTTCGTCGAGACTCGGACAGGTATTTAGGAAGAGTAATTTACCTTCCTCCAGATACCGAAGTACGGGACCCGCCTTCTCAGATTTCGACTTAGTCTTCTTGCCTTGACCAAGCGAGACCCATTCAATCGGCACTCGCACTTTCAATTTGTCCATCTCGTGATAGGCCTCACGACCCATCCACTTCACACCGACGGATTCCTCGATGCACATCCTTCGGGGTTTCCACTGGAGTGCAGTCGCCGCGATCATAGCGGGTAATTCAGCTTCGTTGTATCGGTCTCGCTTCATGTCAATGATGTAGAAGCGTCCACCGTAGATCAGCGCCGTCAAGATGACCGTGTAATCCGCCCACGACTTAGTCGAGTATGCGGTATCCACGCACGTTACGATCATGCCCATATTCGGCAACATCGCGGCAGGGACCGTCTTGCGCACCAGGAGTTCCCGAGGGAACTTGATGACGTGCATTAGGGTCGGATCATTCAGATACTTGATCGCGAACCAGGGATCGGTCTTCTTCTTGTGCAGCAGTAACTTATAAGTCAACGAGTGTTCGTTATCGTCGACGTTGAACCAGAAGTCGTAATCGGCCTCAGACATCTCGGCACCGATTTTGCCGATTGCTCGTGCGGCGGCGTTAGGCCACCACGCGGCACGGATGTAAACCTTCATCGGGTACTGCTCAGGAGCCCCGCCCTCCTCGACCCACTTCTTGAGGTTGAGGATGTCCTGGCCGTAAGTATCTTGTGAGTCGTACCAAGTCCCGATCTTGTCGTAGAATCCGAAGGGGTGCAACATCGCAGCATTGATGCTGACTTGCTTGTTGATATTGACGATGCGGTCAACCGTCTGTGAGTTCTCGTTAGTCACGACGTCGTCCAGTTTCATAACACAGACGTGCCAACCAGCCAAGTTCTGCTCGATAGAGGCGGCGAAGACCGTGCATTCCTTCTCAACCACAGAGACTGCAGGAGTCTGATATTCGTAACCTTTACCATCATCCTTCTCAATGCAGTGCTCGGGGAAGAGTACCTGGAACATACTCTCTGTCCCGTCGAGCATGACGCGGGGACTTAGGCATTTCTTCTTAATGAAGAGACCTGTCAGTCCGCCGTCATTCAGAGTGAAATGTCCCTTGATCTCGCTGACGAAATCCTTGGCAAGGTCGAGCACGCCCGTCAGTACTAGGATCGTGACTTCTGGGTAGGTGATGATCCACTGAACACAGTCCGCCATGTTCATTGAGGATTTGAACCCGCCTCTAGGGACTAGGAGTAGGCGTTCCTTCTGGTCGATGTAGTTGTTCTTGGCGGCAAATTCTTTGAACGTCGCCCTAGTCGGATCTTTTTTTACAAAGAACTCATTGCAAATCGATTCATGCGTCGTATGAACGGTACCGTCTATCCAAGTATATTCCTGATCGCTTAGGTCGCAGTATTTTTCTAAAAGACGGCACAAGAAGAAAAGATTGGTCTGGGCCAAGAATCGGTAGCGAAAGATATCTGCGTCCTTCGTGATGCCCTTGAGATCACAAATCGTTACAACTTTCATCTGCTGATCAGGAGTAAGACGGAAGAAACTAGTCTTGGCTCTCGCCAGAAATTCCTCGGGAGTCATATCACGGTGCTGGTAATTTTTGTCGTGAAGATGCTTCTCAAACAGCGCCGCTAACTTTTCTACTGTCACGACTCCTCCATCAAAATGTTAAATGTTGCCCTTTTTTGCGTCTATGGCGTTTCCACTCTTCCCCATCGAGTTAACCGTGATATGAAGTGGGTGGGCTTTCTCGGGAGATTTGCCGTTGCTTTCTCCTTTACCGCTGCCTTTTGCTCCCGCTCCTGTCGCAGTCGACGTATCAGTGCTGCTTGATCCAGACGTAGTTATAGTCACCGCTCCGCCTGTCGCCGCGCCTGTGTTACGATGAGCCGTAGCACCGCCTGTGCTGGTGCTAGTTCCTGGGGAGGGGAGAGTGCTCGGCGAGGCGGGAGTACCTTTATCCGCATCTTCGCCTACCACGCCGCCTTTGTCGTAACACTTCGCCTTACCGCCTGCTTGACCTGCCCATCCGTGCATGGCGGTCGCCATTGCACCCATCTTCGCTGTGTGGGGATTTTCGCTGTTGGCCGCCGCTTGTTTCTTCGCCAGCGGGATATCCTGGTCTTCGGGAATGCCTAGAGCACGATGCAATCCGCCCTTGTTGAGGTGCGCCATAGCGCGGTGGAAGTGAGATTTCTCGTCTGTGGAATGAACGACCCCGCCCTTATCGTAGCAAGCGATCTTAGGGTCGGCCCCAGCAGCAGTCTTTACAACTCCGCCGTTGTCATAGCAATCCAACCTAGGTGCGGCTCCTGCGGCGGTTTTCGCCATGGTCTTCGCTTCATACTTTCGATTTTGTTCGGGCGTCAAGACACGCTCACCGTCTTGAAGGATAGCGAGTTCGTGGTTACCGTCGTTGACGTTGACTCTGCCACCCCCGTCATACTTCTTCACGGGTTTCTGCGACAATAGAGGACGGGACCAGTCTTCGATGTCTTTCCTAGGGATGGGAACCTCTCCCTTAATGAGCTTGCGCGGTTTGTCCGCACCTGGGAGTGGTTCGGAACCTGTACGCGGGGATTCAGCGGGAGCGGGTGCGGGATTCAAGGCTTGATCCGCCGCGTTCCGCATCTTAACCTTCTCGTTCAACTCGGTGCCTATCGGCGTCTCTTGTGCCATATGTCTCCAGTAAATCTTTACATGCCTGCGGGCGGGGCCATCGGACCTGCGCCTGCGCCGGGTACTGCGGGCGGTGCGGGCGAGGGAGAGGCCGTCAACTGCGGTGCCCCACCGGCCATATCGCCAGGGGCCTCGCCGGGTGCTTCTGTCCCAGCGTGCTTCTCCATGTGATCGTGGACGTCAGCCATGTTGTCGTGCATGTGAACTTCGTCGTGCTTCTCAGAATCGTGTGGCGCATGATGCTTATGCGTCATTACATGCTTGCCATTGTGGGTCTTAGTGTGAGTGATCGACTTGATCTCTTTCTTCGGGCCTTTCGACTTATCGTGGAGAACATCATAGATTGACATTTTATTTTCCTTTGTGACCATACCGCCCCCATCACCAGTTAATTAGACTGGTGATTTATCGAAAAACTTGGATAATTCTTTCCAACGTTCTCGTGCATATGAGCGCATGCCTGTTCCTGGATCATACGGGGGGTAGAGCGTCTTGAACTTATGCTCGGCTCTTGCAAAGCCTTCGGGGAACTCCCCAATGGTTCGGAGGAACATGAGCATCATCGTCGGACCTCTACTATGTCCCGCAACGCAGTGAACAAAAACTTTCTCGCCTGCGTCATATCGCTCTTTGATGAAATTCAACCCTGCATCAATAACCACATCGGGGATCAACGAGGTATCATCAACGTCGATGAGATTCAGAGCGAGGTGCTTCTTGTCCGAACGATAGAAATAATAATTCGCGTCGTGAGGCGCTGCGAGACTTTCATAAAGCAGCATCGCACGATGGCAATCAGGAGACCCATCCTTGCAAGCCGCAAGGATAGAATATCCCCGTCGATTAGCCCCTGGCACCGCCTCCTCGTCGCCCACCCAGAGATGAGGAATTACTTCTTCGAGAATGGGTTTGTATGCCATTGACTCCTCCGATACTCAACTCTAGTGCGAGAAAGGCATCAGCCACATGCTCTCGAAAATGGTTCTGATCTTTGCGTTTGCGAAAGAGTTTTCTTCGCCGCTTCGCCAACCTCTCTGAATCCCGCCCGAAGATGCTTCTCTCTTCACATGGCCTACTGGGAAATGCCGCCGACCTGATGACCGCTGTCGTGGCGTATTTCAATTTCCGATTGCGAGAGTCGGGACCTCTTAGGCATGTGAGTACGTCCCACAAAGCCCCCGAGTATTCCTTGCCTGTTAACATCTCCTCGATTGCGTTGAGGGCCGCACGTAATGTGCGTGGCCTCATAGAATCTCCTAATCGTGAATCGCTATGAACTGTGCGGTTACATCGTGCGTCACGCCATCGGCGTTGCAGACCACGAAGACGATACCCACTCCGCCAGGTTGATACTGAATCATGCCGATGCAGCAGATAGCGGTAGCCGCCCCATCCGAAGGGGTCTCCGCTACAGTTACCGAACCTGTGACGGTGTAATTATTGTCGGCGAAGGGAGTCGTCCAATTTAGAACTGTGGGCGGGGTAGAAGGTGTGGCGGAAGCAATCACGCCCAGATGCACTCTCGCCGTCTGGTAAACTAGCGGAGGTTGAGCGGCGGTACCCTGGTTGGTGCTGTCCGAAAAAGCTAGATTGACGATGTTCATGTCGGCTCCTATACTGCGACGACGGAGTAATTGACCGTAATCTTCAACGTGCCGTTACCGAGCGAGAGCGCAGCGGGTGCGCTAAAGACCAGCGGGGCGTTGACTCCAATCGTGAAAGGTACAAGACCTTCACCACAGAGTCCGTAGAAGAGACAAGATACGGCGGACTCGATAATACCTGTCGTCGCACTCGCCCAGTCGTAGACTACGATCTCGTTCGAGGTGGTGACAGGCGGAGGGCCGAGAGTGAAGTAACAAGCGTTCGAGGGGGCGGGCGATGAATATGCGGTGCCCCCGAAGGTGTACTCCATGACGTAATACTGCGGGAACAGATAGAAACCTACTCCTGGCGCAGGAATCAGCGTCACGGGCGTAGTGCTCAACGCCAGCAACTGGGCTGATGTAAGAGTTACCGAGGCCTGCTGTACCGCAGGAGCCCCGCCTGTTGCGGCGGTCGTCTGTAGAGTGCCATCGGCGAACAGGATTGCTTCCGTGTTCGTGATTACAGAATTTCCCCCCATATAGTGTTGTGACATAGAATCTCCTAGGTCATCGCCACGATGCGTTCGGCAATCGTGTACGGCGTTCCCGCTGCTCCAGCACTATACACCCCAACGGTGCTGATTGTGGTGTTAGCGAGTGCCAGGAGTGGGTAGGTCTCCATAATGACGTTTGCAACATCGAGATGCAGAACTATTACTATCGTCTGAACTCCAGACCCGTCGGCTGCCGTATAGGAAACCGTCTTCGTGTAGGTCGAGCCCGATATTCCCCCGCCTGTGGACTTCAGATAGATCGATAGATCGTACATCTGAGTCGTGGTCGTAAGAAAACTCAATGATTGCGGAATCGTAGTGTTGACCGCTTGCAAGCGGGCTTCAACGACGGGTGTTGCGGGAACTCCCGCTGCGCTCGTACCTGCGATGAACGCCCACGTACCTGAACCTGGTTGAGAACCGTACAGACTCCCGTTTACGAAATCCCAATACAGCGCCCCTTCGGGCGGTACAGGCATTGTCGGAGGTGAAACTCTTCCAACGTAACTAAGCATGATATCTCCTAATCCGTAAGGACTATCTTTCCCAGGTTGCGAGGTAGAAGGGGTGGAGGAAATGCGGCGTCTGTAGCCCCTTCATCCTGCTTCTTCTGGGCGAGTGCCCGAATCTCGTCGACGACTTGCTTCTTGATGACGACCGAATATTCGGCCACAAAACCTTTGAGAACGACATTGGCGAAATCGGTCGCGAACCGCATCGTGGTTTTATCGAGAAGGGGCTTAATACCGCCTAGATGCCACGCATGCTTCTCATACTCTCGGGCTTGCGCTTCCGTCACTGTGGCTATGACCATCTGATTCCTCCCGCTCTTTCTGTTTCTTGTCTCGTAACTTCTGGACTTCCGCGTCGAAGTCTAACTCTTCGACGGTCGGGGCGGCAGTCTGCCTTATAGGTCGGGGTTCGGTGTACAGAATCTCTTTCGGGAAGAGCCCGTCAAGTACTGCGATCCTGTCAGTGACTGATCTCCGCATCAACGCTATCAGCGGCGCTTTCCCCGTTTTGTGGTCTTTCAGCATGCGAATGTACTCATCGCGACATCGCTTCTTCGCTCGCGGGATGTTTTTCCCTGGCATTAGAGACCCCTCCAGATTTTGGTTAGAACAACGTAGTATCTTTTAAGACTGCGCCTTTGACGAATGCCCCCCGTTGGGTGAGCAGTTTGTGCCAAGCATCGAACTCTGGTCCGTGATCGTCTTTCATGTGGGTCGCCACATGTACGCACTCGTGGAGTAGGTGCACGACCTTGATCGAGGGCGATGCACACTTCTTACGGTTTAGCAAGATCACATATTGGTTCGGATCCTGCGGTTTGCAATGACCTGTACTCGCACAGTCTGCTTCCTCTCCTACACGAGCCCAACGCACGATAACATTGTCTGGTAAGGTGCCGTTGAAAAACTTGGTGTTAAGCAGGCGGTAATACCGTTTCAGGCTAGGATCCGATTTGTCCTTGCGTATCATCTGAGTCCACCCTGAATCCATAGGTTCACCGTGTTTTAATAGGGGCTGTTATCAGCAGCCCCCGTATCGTGACGCTGCCTGACAGCTACAGTTTCTTAACTTCGGCAGACACTGCACCAGACACAACCGAAGTTGCGGCGGTCTTGGCTACAGTGGCTTCTTTCGAAAACCACGATTTCACTTCCCGTGCTACGGCAGGGCAGAACACGCCGACGCCGAAACCTGCAGCGGCAAAAACCATATCCATCATCATAAGATCTCCTTGTAAGAACCGTGCACCAATCTGACAGATTACTCGTGGTTGGGCGCTTGCGAAAGTCCGTCCACCACATTCGATCCTGCGGGGACAGTCGGGATAAGCCCGACACCTGACGTCGCAGTCAGAGCGTTGCCTACCGCGCCTGGTGATAGCGTGCACAGGAGTTGCGAGGAACGCTGTACGACTCCAGACACGAGCTTCTCGGGCGCGTGACCAGGTTTCGTGTTGATGACAATCGTTCCGCTGTCATACGGATGAACACCAGAGACATTCGGGGTCTCGGGGGTGGGCTTGGTGCCGTCGAGTTGGTACTGGGCGGTGATGCCCTTCGTCTGTTGGCCCGATACTCCTGCGCCAGCGGGTTCAAGCGTTGCAAGTAATGCCATGATATCTCCTTTAATTCCTATTACTTACGGGGGTGGGTGTCAAACCAGTCCCGGCAAAGGTCGTTCCGTAGAGGTCGTCTGGTGGTCTTATTAACAACACGACGCTGTCTAGCAGAACTCAATGGTTCAATCGGGGCGTCGGTCTTGCTCGCCGCGTATGCATCACGCATCATCTGGTTGTTGTAAACCATCGGCGTCTCGCATAGATGCTGGGTGATGAATGCATTGTTCGTGCGAGGTTGACGGTTCTTATCGCCGTAATTATTGTCGTGCCAGAGATAGACTCCCTGGTCCCCTAGGGCCTTTCCGACCCAGCGATCTTCCGCCCAGTCGTCTGGTTTTGTTGCCAGCACGATCTCGGTCGCTTTCCTATTCAACCAATATCCACATCCGCCTGCGGCGAATTTCAACTTTCCACCCGTACTACCGATAGGTGCTCCTATGAAGGAATGATCCTCGAATCGGCTCTTCATCAACTTATCCACGTCGATGAACGTGTCGGGGAAACATTGGAAGATGTGCTCGAATCCGCGATCGAGTGCCCATCGATGACTGTGCCACGTCTTATGACCCATGTACAGATAACCGTCTGGACAAGGAACGAGAATCTCGTCGTCCTGCGGGGCGTAATCCGTCTTGGGCTGGTCCCTAGTCGTCAATGCTTTCTGCTTGTGACCTCGACCTGCGTGCTGCAACGAGGGCGCTAACAGCGCCTCATCCGTGTCGCTTATCGGAGTTCCGTCTCCAATGAAAAACTTGTAATCGAGGTTCGGATACTTCGCAACTCTAGTCGCCCATGTTTCCCGAATCGCTTGATGGTCGCCGTTCTTCGCGCCTGTGACCCAGCCCGAAACCGTGATGAGAACTTTTGGTGCTTCACCCTCCATACCGCGATGCACGCGATACATACGTTCGACCTCGTACCCAACCCGAAACCCGACGTGCGTAGAAATGAGATCGTTCGTCGGACGGACTACGTCGTCGCTGTATCGCTTATCCTGATGAAGAGGAATCCCTTGACTCCGCAGAACGCCCGACAGCCAGCAGTCTTCTGCCCAGCTATCGATCTTTCTATAAATAACAAAACCGATAGCCTTTCGGCTAGCCCACCACCCGCCACCGCCCGCGACGTTCTCGCCCGAAGGCCCGCCGCTGAAGTCGTACTTCTCGAAGCCGCTCTTAAGCAATCGGTCGAGAGCCACATAGGTGTCTGTGTCGCACTTGTAAACGAAGTCATACCCGCGCTCGTCCGCCCAGCGCAGAACCTCCCGCGTCTTCACGGGGAGATGGAGATAATCATCAGGGACGGGAAGAACGATTTCGTCGACCCTGGGGGTATACAATCCCTCCCTCGCCGCGCTTCTCGCGCACTCGTCGCACTTCTCCCTGTAGTTAATCCCCCGATTTGGGTCGGATGGGTTTCCTACGGATTCCCGAATCGCTTTCTCTTCTTCAGCACTCGCGAGAGTGTTGTCTCCAATGAAAAACTTGTACTCGACCTCAGGAAACTTCGAGATATCTTTCAGCCATGTATCTCGTACCGCCTGGTTAAACCCATTGCGGGCATCTCGACGACAACTCACGATGGCGATGAGAATCTTCATGGCTCCTCACTGATATTTCTTGTCGATCAGCGCCTTCCACTCCGCATCCCGATTGTACTGATGGACTATCGAGAACGGCATCTTGCCGTTAGGGGTGAAGACCGTGGCAGATCCTTTGTCGAAGATCGGAGTCGCATCCGTCAACAAATCACGGTTGAAGGTGATGTGGCTGTTGAAGCCGTTGCCTCGAAAGGCCGAACAGGTCGCCGTAAAACCCTCGGACATCCGTGGGACTGTCGTCACCTCTTTGTAGGGTGATTGCCGAAGGAAATAGTTCAACACCGACTGGTCGATAGGGGAGTAGTTGTTGAACCTACCCTTACGAACCATCGTATCTCGAACCCAGGTGTAAACATCTAGAAATGTTCTATACACCCACTCCGACGTTCCCCCTAATGTTCCACAACACAAGGCCTCGTGCTCCCGCACTTGCGCGTAACCATCGTCAAACATGGAATCTCGGAGCAACATGTCGTTGAAGCCTTCATCCTTGATGCGCCAGCATTCGTTCGCCGCGACCAGGTGATGCTGTCCGATGTTCCTCTCCAACCAGACCGACGGGTCCGTCTGGAAGATCACGTCCCCCACATCCGTCCAGATGATGTATCTAAACTCCTGATATCGGTCCTTCAAGAACTCCAGCATCGAGACGAACCGTCCTTGTGAAAGGAAATTGGTATCGTTAATCCCGTCGACGGTGAAGTCGATTACCTCAAACCCTAGATTCCGAAGTTCGTTTTTGGACTCTTCTGGCATCCGATCTACGAACATGATCTTTCGTCCGTCGAACCCAGACATCACGAGAGACTTAGCGTAGTATCTAACCAGGGGCCAGTCAAATCCTCGGCAACACGACACTACGAGATCGTTCTTCATGGCTCCCCCTTACCATTTCCTGTATGTTCTCTTCAAGGTTCCTAGTCGGGCACCAACCCAACTCATCGACTGCCTTGGTGATGTCGAGCACGTTGTTTGCGACATCGACCGTTCGTGCTTCCGAGAACGAAACTTCTACCCTCTCACCTAGAACTTCTTCAATGATAGAAACCAGGTCTAGCAGGGTATGACCTTTCCCGGTTCCGATGTTTAACGTCCTGGAGGGGCCTGCGTGCCGTAACGCTAGGACAAGGGCCTTGACGACGTCGTCTACGTGAACGTAGTCTCGTACGGTCGTCCCGTCTCCCCAGATTTCTATGGGCCTATGATTCGTCGCGTTGTGGATAAACTGCGAGACCGCTCCGTAGTTCTTTCCTACCGTGTGGCCCGTGCCATAAGCATTCGAGATTCTCAGGATCCGATAATCTAGTCCCCAGGCGTGATAGAACAAACCCAAGTATTTCTCTACGGTCAGTTTGTGAACGCCGTAGGCGCATATGGGGTCTGTACTATCCTCTTCCCGTATTGGGCAACGTTTGGGCGCTCCGTATACCGCGCCGCCAGAAGATGTGTAGATCACTCGCTTAACCCCGTTGAGTCTGGCCGATTGCAACATGTGTAGAGTCGGCAATACGTTTGATACCAGATCGAACTTCACGTCTCTGTTGGAGGATGATGGAAGCGTCGTAGATATAAGATGGTAAATCACATCCACACCCCGAACGGCGCTGCTAACCAACTCCGCGTCGGAGAAGTCACCTTGTATCCACTCCACATCTTCGTGGACGGGTATTACTCCCCGACTAAGGCAACGTACCTCGTGCCCTTGACCCAGGAGAGCCGTACATAATCTTTTTCCTACGAAGCCGCTACCTCCAGTTATCAGCGTCTTCATCATCCCCCCAATTTGTCTGCTGCTCGCAGGGCCATTCCAACTACCTGATCCATCTGCAAATACTTAAACGTCGCCAGTCGCCCGACGAACGTCATGTCTGGAATCGCATCGGCTCGGACCTTGTACTTCGCATAGGTCGCCGTCGATTCAGGAGACAGGACAGGGTAGAAAGGTTCTTTCCCGAGCGTGAATGCTTCAGGAAATTCTCTCACGATTGTCGTGTTCGGACACTGCTGTCCCGTTACATGCTTGATCTCGATGATACGAGTGAAATCGAAATCGTTCGGATAATTGACCTGGACCGTGGGTTGAAAGAAATCCTGTTCATACGTCTGGTGCTCGAACCGCATTGAGCGGTAGGGCAACACGCCGTACTCGTAGTTGAAGAAACGGTCGATGCACCCCGTATAGACTAGGTGCTTGATAGATCCCTGAAACTGTTCGTACGACACGCCTGTCAAAACTTCGACCAGCGGTGATGCCGCCAGGAGTCGTTGGAACATCGCGTCATACCCATACTTCGGCATGCAAGTGTACTTCCCATCGAGTCGTCGGTCGTCTCGGGTGATACGGATCGGAATCCGCAGACAGACGGAAGGGTCAAGATCTCTCGCGGAGCACGCCCACATCTTTTCGACATATCCACGGTAGAACATGTCATATAGTTCCCAGCCGACCTGAGAGATGATAGCTTCCTCGGAGTTCTGAGGATGCGCGATAGGCACTCGCCGTTCAGCGAGGTACTTCTCCATGTCTTCAGTCGTGCTCGGGTGACCTATGAGTTGTTCATAAGTCTGGAGATTGATAGGGAAACTCCAAAGTTTTCCCTGGGTGTAACTCTTCGCGGTGTAGATCGCAGGGATCCACTCGGTGAATCGGGAGAGGTAGTTGAACACTCTGTCCGAGTTCGTACTAAAGAGGTGACCGCCGTATGGATGAACCAGCACCCCGTCAGTGTTATACTCGTCATGGGCGTTTCCGCCAACGTGCGCTCGCTTCTCGACGATGATACATTTCTTTCCGACACTGCTCAAACGTTCCGCCATGACCAGTCCCGCGAAACCTGCGCCTACGATGAGAACGTCGCAGTTCATAATACGATGAGTCCTGGCATCCGTGAGGTGAAGAAATTTCCCTTGTACGTCAGCGCATACTTGTGGGCGATGTAGTTCGCGTAGTTCCATGTGAAGATGCACGTATGCTGTGGTTGACTCTTGATCCAGTCCTGGGTGCTCCGAATCGGAATCCCTGTGCCAGGGATGAACTTGTACTGCTTGACTGGCGTGTCATCGGCCACGGCCTCGATGAGTTCCTGGTCAATACCTGCATAGTTCAAGAAGACTGTAGCCTTCGCCGCCGCGCCAAATCCCCACACACTGCGGCCTGCGTTCTTGAGCCGGACCAGAGCGCCTTTAAGATCTTTGGCGTATTCATCGGTACGAGTCTGGAGAGCGGAGACCTGTTCCAAGTTGGTGTCAATCCCCGGGACCGTGCGGCCTGTCTTGCCCGCGAAGATACGAAGAGAGCCGCCGAGAACGTCAGGCAAGGACTCTATCTTGGTAATCTTCAACCCATGACGCTGGAACAGCATGACTAGCGACTTCTTAGAGAAATAGAAAATGTGCTCGTGGTAGACCGTGTCGAACGTTGCCTGGGTTACGAGGTCGCCTAAGTAAGGAACTTCAACGATAACGGTGCCCTCTTGCGTCAGAACCTCAGCGAAGCCCGCGACAACATCATTGACGTCGGGACAATGCGCGAGGACGTTATTGGCGTGGATGATATCCGCCTTAGGCAACGTCTTTGCCAATGCCAGCGAGAATAACTCTTGAACCGTAGGTACACCCTTGAGCGCCGCCGTGTTCGCGGGTCCGCGTGCAACGTCTACGCCTAACACGGAGATACCTTTTTGATGGTAGAATTGGAGGAGATATCCGTCATTGCTACCGACTTCCATTACGTGGAGTGGCCAGCACTCTTTGATAAGTCGGGTAACTAATTCCTGTGCACGCTCCACAATAGGAGTCATGACAGAAGAGTAGAAAGAATACTCGCTGAACATCTCCATCGGAGGCACGATGTCTCGGAGTTGACCGAGAGAGCAATGGTCACAGTACATGACTTCCAGCGAATGACTCTCGCAGGTGTCGTACTGGCCGTCCAGCAGTCTGTTGACTAGCGGCATGCTTCTCAGAGAAAGGATTCGATGAGTTATAGACGTGCCGCGGCAACTTCGACAAATCATTTCGCCCCTCCCAGATAACTTGCGTGGCACTCTTCCATCCACTTAGGGTCGTAACCACCCCTATCTCGTGAGGACATGTGGACCGAGACGTACCCTCCATCCTTCTGCCAAATATCTTTTTCCCAGTAAGGGAATGCTCCCCCGCCGCCGTTGTCTGTCCAATATCTCGTGTCGTGCGTCATCGGGATGCCCGCTTTACGCATCGCATGCCCCGTCGCGCAATCCGCCGCCCAGGACTCGGGAGCGTTGTCCGCTATGAATCTCGATGCCTTGGGACCCAGCCAATACCCGCATCCACCGCCAAGCCAACCCTCGCCGTTCCAATTAAACACGACACAGCCAACCGCCTCGTGTTCCGCGTATCCAGAAGTCATCAGGCGAGGAACAGGGGTGTATGTGTCTGAGCAGGCTATATGAAGATGGGTATATCCCTCGTCAAGCGCCCATCGGACGACGGCTTGTTGTTTCTCGGCGGTGTGTTGGTATCCGTCATCTGCGTCAACGATAACTTCATCAGACTTCGGGTCGGTACAACCACGACCTAGAACAAACCTACAATCGACAAGATGGCCCCATCTTTTGAGCCAGGTATCTCGAACCACTTGGTCGAATCCGTTGGTGCGATACGGGGCGCAACTTACTAACAATATGACTGGCCGTCCGGGGAGTCGACGATCAATGTTTACGCCCATTTCTCCTCCAATGTTCTAGCGCCCCCTTGAGATGCCATATCGCAGCGATGACGTATGCGGCGGTGAAGCCGACGTGGTACCAGCCCGCTACGCGCTCGCCTTGGGGATCGTCATGCATAAGGCTCCAAAGATAATGAACCCACCAAGTCTGGCAACTGGGTGGGCTCTGGTAGTCGGATAGGCGGCAGGTTCACTGCGCTTTCCCTCTTTCGAGGGGGAGGAACCTATCCGTTTGTCGTGTAGATCAAAGGGTGGCGAGATTTCTTTAATTGAGTCGCCCGTATGTGTCGTGGCGTATACCTCATTAGGGTGGCTCTCGCCGAGCCTAAACTTGTCGTGTATGTCTCTCATTCTTATTAGGCGGGGGTGTATTATCAACTACTTAGGGGGGTTTTTTGGACGAAGATTCCCCGTAACTCCTTGATAACAAAGAAGAAAAGAAATCACGATCCTCGTTTTCCTTCTGAAAAACTATTCAGGTCTTTCGGACGTGCGAACCTTCTTGCCGCCGCCTGTAGTCCAGCTATTGTCGCGGACGTCGGCAATCTTCCCCAACTTACCGTCAGAGCCAACATAACTGAGCCTAGGAGTCAAACCCTCCCACATCGTAAGATTCTCCCTCGCAAGGAGTTCATTCCAATACTCCCGAGAGTTAGGATCTATACCCTTTAGTTTCTTACGCTTACGATAAGGCATCTTGGACCTGTTCTATCTCTTCCTTGATCCCGTCATCTTCGAAAATGTCAATTCTACCCTCAGAATCTACCCACTTTTGCAACTCTGTCGATAGGTAGAACCATTCCGAGGTGCCTCGGCGGTCGGCAGCGAAACGACGATGGTAATAATCTTCATCTCCGTCCATGTCCTTAACAAAGAGGGTGAACAGGATCGCAATATCGGGACAGGCCGTCCGTAGGCTTTTCAGGCGTTCCTCGGGATCCTTCGCCTTACCGATCTTAATCTGGTTAAGCTTGTCAGGATCCGACATGGCGTAGACATACCCTGGTTGGGGTGCCAACCCCTCGTAATCATCCTCCGGGGCAAAAATATACTCATTGCTATGAGAATGCTCTTTATGACAGGCAGCCATCCAATCCTCCGATTTCTCTGTTACTTCAGTACCTAAAGCGTTGGGAATATCGCTTATGCTCGGCGACAATACCATACCCGTTTCCCTACACTCAGAAAGCCCCCGTATCATCGGAGGGTATCCGATGAGATATTTACGAAGGGGAAATAGACCCGTTTCAATAAACGTTCGTCCTGCTTTTAACTCCCACAAATGTCGTCTATTCCCCAGCATAGTCTGGGCGAATATTTCCTTCTCTACGGGGTCGTCGCTGTCGTAGGAATACGCGGCCCAGAACCAAGGCAAGGCATCGGGTTTTACTATACTTCGCACGATCCTGTCTACATCGACCTTAAGGTCAAGAAAAGCCAAGGCTTGAGCGGGGCGGCGGTACATACCTATCACGCCGTCAAAGGCCTTTTTCCAGAATCCGTAATTGTTTGGTTTCTTACGCTTGCGAGCCATCGTCGTCTTCCCCAATCCTGTCCAACTTGTGGATCTCGTAGGCCCGTAGGCCGATGAGCCCGTTTTCGAAATTGACCATCTGGCGTTTCGGTGCGCCAGGTTCCTCTTGGATGATATCCGAAATGACCACCCCGCCGCCGCAGAACTGCGAGTAGACCTTGGTGCCGATGTTGAATGACATGATCACTTCCTCTCTTGGAGAAACTTGGTTACGAGTTGAGACAACTCAGAACGACACTCACAGCACAGGTCAGCGTAATTACGACCGATATACAGCGTTGACATGTCCACTCGGCTCATGAAGGCCTGGCGAGACTTGCACCTGTCGCATATGTAAAGTATGGCCATGTATCCCCCTATTAAGAATGTATCACGGGTTGCGCCGAAAGGCAAGAGTTATTTTCACTTGACTTCATCCTGTGGACATGCTAGTATTGAGAAGTGGAGGTAGAACTTCGCCTCATAGTACCACCCAAAGAACCACAGCCTACGGGCAGAAGGAGTCAATATGGGAATCATCGTGAAAAAGCCAAAGTACGAACTCGCCGACGAGGGACTGCACAACGTCGTCATCAGCCGCATCGATGACGTGGGCCTCGTCGAGACCAAGTTGTACGGAACGAAGGACATGGCCGCAATCTTCTTCACCTGTCTCGACCAGTCAGCGAAGGACGGATCGGACGTCGACCTTCGTTACGTGGTGAGCAAGAAGATCACGCGGAAGTCCAAGTTAGGTCTGATGCTCGTCGCTTTGAAGGTCACCTCAGGCGATGAGTTCGATCTGGATGATCTGATCGGACTGAAGGCCCAGGTCGTCGTGCAGCACAACACGTCTGAGGATGGTAATGTGTATGCCAACATCATGAGCTTCGTGCCCGTGAAGCGTGGCGTCGAACAGGTCTAGTCCCTGTTTGTAGATGTAAAAGGTGGGGTCGTGCCAGCGGCCCCATCTTCGTTTTTTCGTCCGTATTTAAAAACGACCCCTGGGGGGT